AGATATACCCAAAAACGTGTCACTAAGCCATGATTAAGCCATCATTGGTCATAGTTGGTCAAGACACCGCCGCGGACGTCTCTAATCGGCTCACATCGGTTTTAGAGTCGGAATCAGCTCCAGTCTTTGGCCATACGACGCCTAGAATCCACACGCCGCTAAATGATTTGCCGTCTCGTGGCCATGAATTGATTGACTTTGCTGACCAGATTATCCCGGGCGGCTTCATGCCTTGGCAGAAATGGCTGGCCATTCAATCGCTGAAGATCAAGCCAGATGGCAGGTATTACCATCCCATCACAGTGGCCACAGTTGCTCGGCAGAATGGGAAGAGCACCTACATGCTTGCCCGTATTGCGATGGGTCTATTTCACTGGGATGAATCGTTGCAGGTTGGCTCAGCTCATCGATTGGTCACATCGTTGGAACAGTTTAGATCACTGGTGGCCATCATTGAGTCTCACGATGATTTGGCCAAGCAAGTCAAGCGCATCAGATGGCAACACGGAGCAGAGGAGATTGAAACATTGGCTGGCAATCGATTCGTCATCAAGGCTGGCGGCTCGGCGGCGCGTGGACTTAGCAAGCCAGAGGTTGTCCACCTTGATGAGCTGCGTGAGATGCAGAATCTGGATTCATTTGCCGCTTTGCGCTACACCTTAATGGCGGCTAAGAATCCGCAGGTCAATTGCTTCTCAAATGCTGGTGATTCACACTCCGTCGTGCTCAATATCCTTAAAGAGCGTGGGATGGCCGCCAGTGCCGGAGCCATCGATGACATCGGTTACTTTGAATGGTCATCACCGACTGAGGTGCTCTCGATTGAGAATGCAGCTTATGCAAATCCTGGACTAGGAATAACGATTCACCCAGATAACATCAAGGCCGTTTTCAATGATCCAATCGAAGTCGTGATGACTGAAGTGCTATGCCGATGGGTGCAGACAATATCCAGCGTTGTGGGATCGGCTGAGTGGGCAGAGTGTACGGATATGGATGTCGATTTAGATCCAGAGAAGCTGACGTGGCTTGCCATCGACTGCTCACCGGATCGCAGATTTGCAGCCTTAGTCGGTGCTCAGAAACTAAATGACGAAAGATTTGTAGTTAAGCTGCTCCACACTTGGGAAAACTCAGTCCAGCTCGATGATCGTGCTATTGCTAACGATGCGGCCAAATACTGCCGCGATTACCCAATTGAATATCTACTTTACTCACGTCGCACATCTGGAGCAGTGGCCGCCAGATTACAGCCAGCCGGAATCGCGGTATTTGACATGGATGGCAATTATCCTCAAGCCTGTGATGAGATGCTGGGTGCAATCAATTCACAAAGGCTTCGTCATAGAAATCAGAGCGAACTGACGACGCAGATTCTTTCAGCCGTTCAATTGCGTCGTGGTGATGGCGGGTGGGTCATGGGACGAAGAGCCTCACAATCGGCAATCTGCGCCGCCGTTGCAACAGCACTGGTCACACACTTTGCGACACGCCCAGAGACGGAATTCGACATCTTAGTGGGTTGATGCTTGACTCTTGAGAGAATTCATGTATGGGATTCAGAGACATCTTTGTGCGAACTTTATCCGTCGAATCATTGACATATGACGTCTCTGCATCTCTTGCACCGGTAACGACGCTTGATTCACTTTCGCCATTCTTTCGCGGCAATCGAACAGCTACACGCCAAGAGGCAATGAGCGTTCCAGCAATTGCTCGCGGCCGTAACATTATCTGCTCATCGATTGCTTCAATTAGCATCGAAGTGCGTGATCGTGTAACTGGATTGGAAATCGATGCACCACGCGTCATTCGTACACCAGATCCGCGCATTCCCGGAGTGGCCACCTATGTCTGGACTCTGGAAGATTTGTTATTTCATGGTTATGGGTATTGGCAGATAACGGAGTTATTTGCAGACAGCCAGCGCGTTCGCAGTGTTCAAAGAATTTCACCAGATCGTGTCACCATCAACACCAATTCAGATTCGACCGAAATCGAGTCATACTCAATTGATGGTCATACACCACTGCCGCTTTCAGGCGTTGGAAGTTTGGTCGTGTTCTACGGAAACGATGAGGGGTTACTTAACCGAGCTGGTATGACAATAAGAACCGGCGCCGAACTCGAGCGTGCGGCGGCATTGTATGCGCGTGAGCCTGTTCCACAAATGGTCTTAAAATCTAATGGCACAGCATTGCCAGCCGATCGCATTGCTAAACTCCTGGAGTCATGGGGCGCAAGTCGCCGCAATCGCACCACGGCATTCTTGAACGCGGATATTACGCTTGAGACTTTGGGCTTTGATCCCGAAAAATTACAGTTGGCAAGTGCGAGAAGCTACATCGCAACCGAATTGGCCAGAGCCTTGGGAATCCCGGCCTACTTTATCGATGCTGAGACTGGATCATCGATGACGTACTCAAATGCCAGCACGACACGTCAAACTTTGCTGGACTTCTCTTTGATTCCGTTAATGAACTCGATTACCGAAAGATTATCAATGCCGGACTTTGTTCCATCAACGCAGCGCGTGGAGTACGCACTTGACGACTACTTGCGCGGCTCTGCATTAGAGCGTGCGCAGATTTATGAGATTCTCAATCGCGTTGGCGCATTGAGTGCAGAAGAAATCCGAGTAGCAGAGGAAATGATCCGATGAAGGTACTGACACCATTCACAATAACGGCAGCCGATTCAGAAGCTCGAACAATCACAGGCCAGATTGTGCAATTTGATACACCGGCAAACGCATCAACTGGCAAAGTTTTATTCAAAGCCGGTTCATTGATTCCAGCATCAGTCAAACTTAATTTAGAGCACGACGCATCCCGTCCGATTGGGAAAAGCATTGCGATGGAACTTGCACCAGATGGCAAATCAATTAATGCCACGTTTAAGATTTCTAAGACTAACGCCGGATCCGATGCCATTCAGGAAGCAATGGATGGACTGCGCGACGGCTTCTCAGTTGAAGCAAATGTCTCAGATCATGGATTTAACGAAGATGGCACAATGGTCGTCAATCAAGCCACATTGATTGGCGTGGCACTTACACACAACCCAGCATTCGATGAAGCTCGCGTCTCTCATGTCGCGGCGACTACCGAAGTCATACCAGATGAAACACCAACCGAAGGAGACGCAGTGGAACCCACTACCGAAAAAACAGAAGCACCAGCCGCAGAGGTGGTCGAGGCTTCACAGCACGTCGTTCAAGCTAACAAGCCAGCACCATATTTCACTTCACCACGTAACCCAATCGTAAATCTTGGGTCATGGATGGAGCACTCAATCAAGGCAAAGCTCAATCCAATGTCAGAGTCTGCAATTTTCGTCGCTGCAACAAATGACAACTTGGGAACAAGCAACCCAGCATTCAATCCAACACGTCAGCTTACAGAGGTAATCAACGGACTCAGCAATGGAACACGCGGAGCAATCGATGCAATCTCTCGCGGCACATTGCCAGATTCCGGACTTCAATTTGAAATTCCGAAAATCACTCAAATAGCAGAAGTTGATCCAGTTGCAGAAAATGGCGCGGTCGTAAATACCGACGTGAATTCTTCATTCATCTCAGTGCCAGTTACACGCTTCGCAGGTCGCAACATTCTCACGACAGAGATCATCGAAAGATCTTCACCAGATTTCTTCAATGAGCTTGTTCGCATCATGGGATCAGCGATGGCATTTTCACAAAACAAATATGTCGCAGCTCAAATCTTGGCAGATGCAGCAACTGATGCAACAGCATCAGCTAACACAGCGGCAGGATTGATTGCATACGTCAGCCGATCAAATCGCGACATCTATTCAGGCACTCAACGCTTTGCACAGAATCTCTTGGTATCTCCCGGACAGTGGAGCAACATCATGGGATATAACGACAATGGAACACCATTGTTTAATGCCTACCAGCCACAAAATCAGGCTGGTCTTGTCACTGGACAATCACAGCGCGGCGTCGTGCTTGGGTTAAATTTCTTTGTCGATAACTCAGGCGAAATTTCTGGTACAGGCGACAATTCAATGGTTGTTCTTGAGCCAAATTCATTCACATGGTATGAGAGCGGCAACTATCGCCTAGACGTCAATAAGCCATCCGATGGCACTGTTGAGATTTCACTCAACTCTTATGGCGCATGCGCTACAAAGCTCGCAGATGGTGGAAATCTCTTTAACTTCACCTAATAACTAATCATCGGCCACAGCCGCTCCCGGATGTGGTCGAGCAGAAGAAGGGAACGGAAATGCCACAGATTGTCACAGCTCAACAGCTACGCGATATTCTTGGCGTTTCCGTCTCTCTTTATTCTGATGCATATCTTGAACAGATGATTGATTCGGCAGAGCTGACGATTCTGCCATTGCTCACCGGATATCAATCAGCCGTCACGTCAGTCTTTGTAGAAGATTCCATCGCCTATTACACAACTCAACGCGTCAATTATTTCGTGCCGGGTCAAACAGTTGTCATTACTGGATGCGGTGACTATGACGCAACAGTCACAGTCACAGACGATCGCATCGCTCCATTTGTTTTTACGTCTGCAACGGGCGAAGCAGACAGTACATACACGATCCCAATCATTCCGGCTGGGCTTGCGTGTATTGATGGGGCAACCGCTGGAGATCTTTACTCTGGCGTTGCTCCCATTAAGTCAGCCATCCTTGTCGTCTCGGTCGAAGTATTCCAGAGCGTTACAGCACCGGGCAATCAAATTATGAGTGACTCATTCCAGCCATCGCCATTTATTCTTGGCCGCAGTTTGAGCAACAGAATCATCGGACTTCTCGGGCCGTTCATTGAAGTCGAAAATATGTGTCTATGACAATTGAAGCCGATGTGCGTACACCATTGCAATCAACTCTTTCAACGATTGCAGCCAATGTCTATAACGGCATTCCAGAGGCGATGACCAGTCCATCAATCATTCTTGTTCCGGGTTCGCCATATTTGGAAAGCACTCTCATCAATGGATCCACAACAAAAGTCAAAATCAACTTTCTTGTAACTGGCGTCGTTGGATATTCTAGCAATGCAGCAGCTTTGACCAATTTGGAAGATCTTATGATTTCAATCATCTCAACCATGCCCGGCGGCTATGTCGTCGGCGATGTCAGCTCACCATCACCTTTGGAAGTCGGAACAGGAAAATTCTTGACATCCGATTTGCAAGTCTCAACGTACTACACCGACTAAGGAGAAAAACAAATGACCACAATCATTACCGGCAGAGACATCACTTTCACAATTGACGGTGATGATTACGATGCTCAGGCAACATCCGCGACTTTGACAGTCGATTCAACAATCAATACTTATCAGACACTTGACGGAAAAGCATATTACACAACTGATACGCAAGCTTCGTTCGCTGTTGAGATGCTTGCCGATTGGGGAGCAGCTTCATCACTATGCGAGGCACTCTGGACGGCTGCCACAAATGCGCCACAGACTGGACTTCCAGTGGTATTGGTTGCAGACACCGGCGCATCATTTGCATTTGATGTCCAGCCAATTTTGCCATCTGCCGGCGGTACAGCTCCAGATGCTCAAACAGTATCGCTTGAATTCACTGCCGTAACCACGCCAGTTCTAACAATCAGCTAATCAAAGGAGACCGGGAGCATGAAACTCAACATCGAAGTTACTTATCAAAGCGGAGAAGTCGCAACCTATACGGCGGCTCCACCAGAATGGCAGAAGTGGGAACAGAAAACAGGATTTACAATTCAACAGGCAGAGGAGAAAATCGGCATATCTGATCTTCTATTCTTGGCATATAACTCGATGAAGCGAGAGAGTGCTGGCAAGCCGGTCAAACCTTATGAGATTTGGTGCGAAGGTGTTGCAGATATAGGAGCAGGAAGTGCGAACCCAAAAGCTACGCCGTCGGAAGTCTCAGCCGAATAGTTGTTGAGCTTGCACTGGCGACAAATATCCCGATGAGCGAGTGGACGACGGCGGAGCAGATTTTAACAGCGATGGAGATATTGGAGAAGCGCAATGGCAGATGATCCAATCGGCTGGGATAAGAGTGACTTGCGCGGCGTTACTAAGGCACTCAAACTCATGGGTGAAGAAGCCACAGACCAAGCCAAGATTGCCAGTGGAGCTTTGGCAACCTACGTTCAAGGCAAGATAATTGAGGCATCTAGTCGCACTCGCAATCGAGCCGATGACATCATTGCCGCTGGATCGCGTGTTTCTAAATCATCCAAAATTGGAGAGATGTCATTTGGCTTCGTAAGTCAGAAATTCTCAGGCGGTGGCACAACTCAGCAGCTCTGGGGCGGTTATGAGTTTGGATCTAACAAGTTTAAGCAATTCCCAATCTGGTCGGGTAAAGAAGGCCGTGGATCTCGCGGATGGTTCATCTATCCGACACTGCGAGCCGAACAGCCAAACATCATCGCTAAGTGGGAAGATTCATTATCCCAGATTCTCAAGGAGTGGTAATGGCCGGACAAAGTAGAACGCTCAAGCTCTCCATTCTGGCCGATGTAGATCAACTCAAGAAATCGCTCAGTGCTGCAAATGACGATGTTGAAAATTCAGGCTCAAAGATTGGCGAATTTGGGAAGAAGGCTGGACTGGCATTTGCCGCCGCAGGGGTAGCGGCAGCGGCCTACGCTGGCAAGCTCCTCATCGATGGCGTCAAGTCGGCCATTGAAGATGAAGCCGCTCAAGCAAAATTGGCATTGACTTTGCAGAATGTCGCAGGTGCAACGAATGCAACAGTTGCAGCAACAGAGGCATTTATTCTTAAAACTTCTCTGGCAACAGGAATTGCGGATGACCAACTTCGTCCATCGCTAGAAAGACTCGTTCGGGCAACTGGTGACGTCACAGAGGCACAAAGGCTCCAAACCTTGGCCATTGATGTCGCAGCTGGATCTGGTAAGTCACTTGAAGCCGTCTCGAATGCAATCGGAAAAGCCTATGAAGGCAACTCTGCATCTCTTGCCAAATTAGGCGTTGGACTCAGTTCGGCCGAACTCAAATCAATGTCATTTCAAGAAGTCACGATTGCACTCTCTGAGACTTTCGCCGGACAAGCAACAGAGCAAGCGGAGACATTTGCTGGCAAGATGGATCGTCTCAAAGTGGCATTTGATGAAGGCAAAGAGACAGTCGGATCATTTGTGCTTGATGGAATTACGCCGATGGTCACATTCTTTACCAATAACGTCGTGCCAGTCATTCAGCAAGTTGCGGCAGAATTAGGCGATAATCTCAAACCAATCTTTGATGATCTATCGCTTTTCTTCACAGATACATTCATCCCAGCACTTTCGGCGATGTGGTCATTTATTAAAGACAAATTGGTTCCAATTCTCAAAGATGTCTTTAAGCCTGTACTTGATGGAATCAAAACAGTCTTTGCATCGATTGGGACTTTAGTGTCAGAAAACACAGGATTCTTCAAACTTCTTGGTGCTGGTCTGACTGCACTGCTTACAGTTGCAAAACTTGTCGCGCCATTTATTGGCGGCGCATTTAAAACGGCATTCTCGGGAATTGCGTTGATTATAAATGGCGTTTCGACTGCAATTCAAGCTCTAGTCACTGCAATCAATCTAGCAATTTCAGCGGTGAACTTACTTATTGGCGCCTATAACATCGTCAATAACTTGACAGGTGGAAAAGACTTGCCAAAGATTCCAAAGCTGGCAAGCGGTGGAATGGTCTCATCAAATAATCCATACATCGTTGGAGAACTCGGGCCAGAGTTATTCGTGCCGTCTTCTAGCGGTCGCATCGTGCCAAATAATAAACTTGGCGGTGGTGGCTCAGTTATCAATCTGACAGTCAATGGAGCAATGGATGCCGAAGGTACTGCTCGCACAATTATCGACACGCTCAACAATTCATTCTTTCGAGGCACAGGCGGCTCTAACAATTTAGTGACTGCATGAGCATCTTCAATCCAGTCTGGCGAGTAACGATTGGCGGCGTCCAGTACCAGACTGCCGTTCTTGCCAATCTAACAATTACATCCGGGCGAACCAATATTTATGAGCAAGCTCAAGCCGGATACATCAACATCGAGCTTATCAACCTAAATCAATCTAACGTCATCATTACAATCAATGATTCAATCAGCATCGAGCTTGAGGATTCAACAGCTACATTCATTCCCATCTTTGGCGGCTCCGTCGTTGAGGTTGGAATTTCGGTGGCAGAGCTTGGCAATGTCGCCTATGCCCAGCGCATCAAAATCATCGCACTTGGTGCTCTGGCCAGATTGCCAAAGGCTTTGACCGATGGAGTCTTATCTCAAGACTTTGATGGTGATCAGATTTACACAATCTTGCAAGGCCTCTTGTTTAACCAATGGCAATCGGTACCAGCGGCTCTGCAATGGAATACTTATGATCCGACAACTCAATGGCAAGATGCCGAAAATACTGGACTGGGCGAAATTGACCAACCGGGCAATTATGAGCTTGCACAAAGATCATCGAGTCGAACCGATGTTTATTCATTGGTGTCAGCTCTTGCCAGTAGCGGAGTTGGTTATATTTATGAGGATGCGCAGGGGCTTATCTCATACGCTGATTCGACACATCGAACCACTTATCTGGCAACAAATGGATATGTCAATCTTTCGGCCAATAATGCTCAAGGCTCTGGACTCACCATTCAATCTCGCACTGGCGACGTCCGTAACACCATAACGCTCAAATATGACCAGAATTCAACTAGCGAAGTCAGCGCGGCAGATGTGGCATCTGTGGGGTTATATGGCCAACTTGCTCAGATATTTACTACGACAGTCAAACATCAAGCCGATGCCCAAGATCAGGCAGATTTCTATTTGGAGCTGCGTGCCTATCCTCAATACAATTTTAATTCCATCACATACCAGCTCACCAACCCAGAGATTGATGACGGCGATCGAGACTCACTCATCAATGTGTTCATGGGAATGCCAGTGGCAATTGCTGATTTGCCACTCAACATGGCATCCGGCACATATTTAGGCTTCGTTGAAGGCTGGACATTTCAAGCGGCATACAACCAAATCAGCGTCTCGCTCAATCTTTCGCCATTGGCATTCTCGCTTCAAGCCATGAGGTGGAACGACGTGCCGATTGTAGAAACATGGAATTCAATCATACCGACGCTAGACTGGGAACACGCGACGCAGGTCGCATAAGGAGAAAACATGAGCAATCCGACAAGCAACTTCGGTTGGCAAATGCCTACGGCGACCGATCTTGTGACTGACTTACCAGCCGATTTCGAAGTCTTTGGCCAAGCCGTGGACACAGATTTTATTGATCTTCTTGGTGGCACAACTGGTCAAGTGCTATCAAAAACATCTGCAACAGATTTAGATTTTACTTGGGTTACAGCTCAAGTCGGTGATATCACTGGCGTAACGGCAGGCACAGGAATTAGCGGCGGTGGTACAAGCGGCACAGTTACAGTTTCGATTGACACGGCGGTTACTGCCGATCTAACAACAGCGCAGACTCTTACCAATAAGACTTTGACATCTCCAGTCATAAGCACTCCAATAATTTCATCATTATATTCGGCTAAATCGGCCAGCTATACCTTTATTTCTGGAGATCAAGGCAATATCTTCTCGATGAATAATGCGGCAACGCAACAATTTAACATTCCAACGGATGCAACTTTTAACTTTGCAGTAGGCACCGAAATTAACGTGTTCTGGATTACCGGAGCAGGTCAACCAACAATCGGCGCAGTGACTCCAGGAACAACGACAGTCATCTCAACTGGTGCAACAAGTGCAACTCCTAAATTGCGCGTGGCTAACAGCGGTGCAACTTGTAAGAAGTTAGCTGCTAACTCTTGGATTGTGTTTGGAGATATTTCGTAATGACTCCGATGCTTGGAATTATGTCATCTGGCGGTTATCCGCGAACCTTTAGCGTCGATTACCTTGTTGTGGCTGGTGGCGGTGGTGCTCGAAATGGATTTTCTGCCGTAGCAAATACCGGTGGCGGGGGCGCGGGTGGACTTCGTTGCACGGTTACGGCAACCGGCGGCGGTGGAACTTTAGAAACTGCATTGACTCTTTCTCCTGCAACTAATTACACAGTAACAGTGGGCGCGGGCGGGGCAAGTGGTTCAAGTGGTTCCAATTCTGTATTTAATACAATTACTTCAACCGGCGGCGGTGCAGCAAGTGATTTAACACAGGGATTCAATGGAGGATCGGGCGGTGGCGGTACTGCATCGACTACAAGTTTTAGAGGTTTAGGTACTGCTAATCAAGGTTTTAACGGCGCACTAGGTACGCATAGTCCCAATTTTTACGGCGGGGGTGGCGGTGGTGCGGGCCAACTTGGCGGCGTAACAACAAATGCAACTTCGGGCGGTAATGGAGTAGCCACTTCAATAACTGGATCATCGGTTACTTATGCGGGCGGGGGCGGCGGGGGAAATGATGTGGCCAATGGAGGATCGGGCGGGGGTGGGGCAGGAAGTGCAACGACTTCGGGAACTGGTGGAAGCGGCACGGCCAATCTTGGAGCTGGGGGCGGGGGTTGTCGAGATGTTGGAACAGGGGGGCCGGGTGGATCAGGCGTGGTCATATTGCGTTACGCAGATTCCAAAACTATAACAATCGGCGCAGGTTTAACTGGTACAACATCAAGTCCATCGGGTGGTTACAAACGCACAACGCTCACCGCTGGCACTGGAAATGTGAGTTGGGCATAATGGCACACTACGCATTTATTAGCGATGGCATAGTCACCGAAGTAATAGTGGGAATTGATGAAAGCGAAACCGTTGAAGGATTAGATACAGAAACTTGGTATGGCAATTTACGCGCACAACTCTGCAAGCGTACAAGTTACAACAACAACATAAGATTTAATTATGCTGGTATTGGTTATTCATACGATGAAATTAAAGATGCTTTTATTGCGCCAAAGGTTAATTGCCACGCAGAAGAAGTTTTAGATGAAGAAACTTGCAGATGGGTTTGTGCTAATGCAGAACACGATGCTCAAGAGTTATAACGGCTGGCCTGCATCTAAGGATCAGGCAGAAATCGGCATCGTGAGCATTCCCATCGAGGGAACAAAGCTCAAGGTGCGATGTGCAAAGGCCGTCGCTCCATTGATTGCTGGATTCTGCAAAGAATTTCATGAGCTGATTGAGCCAATTGATGAAGGTGCATTGGATGATTGGGGATACGCATTTCGTGACGTTCGAGGCGTTCCGGGCAAACTCTCCAATCATTCATCTGGAACGGCCGTTGATCTAAATGCAACTCAGCATCCACTTGGTAAAGGTGGCACATTCCCATTGGAGAAGGTTCCAATGATTCGGGCTTTGGCTAAGAAATACGGAATGACTTGGGGCGGTGATTGGACTCGTAAAGATGAAATGCACTTCGAGATCGCATTGGGTGAAGCGAAAGTCGCAGCACTCATCGGGAGCTTGAACAAAGGAGAAAACTAATGGATCAAGCTAAATCAATGCTGGCATCATGGGCTAGAAGCTCTGTTGCCGGTGCTCTGGCCGTTTATATGACGGGCAATACCAATGTGAAGGATCTAGCAATGGGTTTAGTGGCTGGACTTGTTCCGGTACTTGCTCGATGGGCTAATCCAAACGACGCGGCATTCGGTCGAAAGAAGTGAGTGTCGGCGAATGGACGGCGGTCGGTGGACTTGTTATTGCAGTGCTGACTGCCATCTATTCGTCAATGCGATTCATGGTGAAGTCGATCATGCGCGAATTGACCCCGAATCATGGAAATTCGCTCAAGGATCAAGTGAGCCGAATTGAGGCACGTCTAGACACGTTGATTCTAGAAATGGCACTCAAGAAATAGACACGCCGAGGCGCATTCTTGCCAATGTCAGCCATCGATGTCACTCTTGTTCTGGGAGCACAAACAAGGCTCTCACGGGAGCAATAAAATGAATGAAATATCAATCATCATCTTGATGGCAATTGCCGCATTCTTATGGGCAGTGGCCGCGTACACAGTAGGAGTCAAAGAAGGCGAGCGCAGAGGCTACGCCAGAGGCCGAGCAGTTGGCCGTCACGCAGTCTCAAAGGAAGTGACTCGATGAGCTTCTTAGACAATTATGAGGATGTTGCAACTCGCATCCAACGATTCTGGAAAGCACACCCATCGGGCAAGATTCACACAGCTATCATTGATGTTGATCTAAAGGCCGGCTACATCTTGGTTGAATGCCGGGTCTATCGAGAGTTCGAAGATATCGATCCATCTGGCATTGATTACGCATTTGGCAACGTGGCAACCTATAACGTCCAGATGAAAAAATGGTTCGTTGAAGACACGGTCACATCGGCTATTGGCCGGGCAATTGGTTTAGTGCTCGGATCTGATAAGCGGCCAACGGCTCAAAACATGGCGCAGGTCGAACGGGTCGATGCTTCAATTGTTAAGTCATCGGCTAATGACGTGGATTTATGGCAGACACACTTCGGGGCAATCCCATCGTATAAGAGCCAAGAAGAAGTCGATGCCGCTGGCGAAACGGGCTTGGCTGGGGCAATAGCGGCCGTCACAGCCGCGATTGGTACCGATACACTCAAAGAAGCTCCACTATGCACACACGGCCATCGAATTTGGCGTGAAGGCGTATCGGCTAAGACTGGCAAAGCGTGGGCTAATTACTCATGCGTTGAGCGAAAGCCTAATCAATGCGAGCCGGTTTGGTATGTCATGGGGTCATCTGGCAAATGGTCTCAACAACTATGAGCGACTATATCGAGATTGTGAGCCGTCGAACGATGACGGCCAAAGTGCTCAAAGACATGGAAGTGGTTGAAGAATACAAATTAGAGCAGTGCGATAAATGCTCACAGCTCAAACGACTTGATCCATTTGGCTATCAAAAAGGCTATGACAATTTAGAAAACATCATTTGGTTCTGCGTGGATTGCCGATGATTAACAGAGACGAAGAAATCAAATGCCTATTGGCAGCTATTACACATTGCAAAGATGGAACACCGGATCACACAACGCGCATTGTGCGAGACATCTCATGGATTGATTGGGTGGCACAAATGGCCAATGCCATGGTTGCTGAATGGGTAGTGGCTAAGCATCTAGATTATGACTACCAACCGGGCATCACATGGGATAAGTCAAGAGCCGATGTCGGTGAGCACATCGAAGTTAAATGGTCGGTCAATCCATCGTCTGCTCTCTGGATTCAAGAGTCTGATCGACATGATCGAGACATTGCAATTCTGGTTACTGGTCAATTGCCTAAGATGCAAATTGTCGGTTGGATGCCGGTATCGATTGCCAAGCGAGCAAGATACAGGAGCACGCATCAAAACAATTGGAACGTGCCACAAAGCAATTTGCAACCCATTGAAACGCTAATTAAGAGCAACTATGCGCACTCTCCAATTTGATTGCTCAATATGCGCCAAGCTCTATGGAGACGGGCGCAAGATGCATGGGCTTACCAAAGGAGCCGAATTGACTCTTAATGAATGGTTCGCCCAATGCTCTGGGTGCGGTGCATTTAGCATCAAGATTATTGATGATGAGATGGTGGCTGGCCTTGAATAGTTATCCACAGGCGTCATCCACAGGGTGTGGGACTCGCCCAAGATGACGCTCAATGTTGCCCGGTATTTGACTGAGGGGGTACGCTCCATACTCGCTGGCGAGCCGCTGAGGCGGATAGCTCGCAGGCGAAGTCTGGTGCTATTGGCAGTGCTATGTGTTGTAGGCACAACACCAGCGAAAGCAGTATCACAGACTGATTTGCTCAAGCTATATGCACATTCAAGAATCATTAATTATGAGCAATTCAAATGCTTTGAGTCATTGATTACTAGAGAATCTCACTGGAGAGTAGATGCCAAGAATGGATCACACTACGGCTTAGGCCAGATGCGCAATGCCAACTACGGGCGACTCGATGGCTTCTCAATGGTGGACTGGAGCATTCGATATATCACAAAGCGTTATGGTTCTATGTGCAATAGTTGGAGATTCTTCAAGGCGAATGGGTACCATTGATGAGTAGATCGTGGGCTAAAGGTTCGACACATAAGTGGAGACGCATACGCGAGCGCATATTGGCTAGAGATGGGTGCTGCCAGCAGTGTGGAACGACTGAAGGAGCCATGCACGTTGACCACATAATTCCGAAAAGATTGAACGGCGGAGATGATGAATGGAACTTACGTCAATTGTGTCAGAATTGTAATTTATCTAAAGGTGGTCGGTTTTTTATGGATGCT